ATTAGAATTATTTTAAAAAAAAGGGGTTTAGTTAAAACTGTTAAAACTCACACATATTTAGGTTGTGATAATCTTACTTTTATAAATCATATTAAAAAAAAATATAAAAAAGGAATGAACTGGAACAATTATGGTCAATGGCATTTAGATCATATTATTCCCTGTGCCAGTTTTGATTTATCTAAACTATCAGCACAAAAGAAGTGTTTTCACTATACTAACTTACAGCCTTTATGGGCTATCGATAATTTAAAAAAGGGAGCAAAAATAAATGAAAAAAATACTTATCGCATTTTTATTAATAACTAATTGTACTTATAAACCAGTGGTTGATACTGCTGGCAGGTCTGGAACTTTTCCTGAGTCACAATCTGATAATGTCACTAATGATATTATTTTATGCCGAGAATTGGCTTTAGAGCATATGAATAAAACAAGAGAGGGGTTTGCCTATGTCTATAATTATTATTTAAGAATAGGCACTTTATTTTTAACCCCTAAAATGGACTACGAATATAAACAGATACAACAGAACTGTTTACAAAATCGTGGTCATTCTCTCTTGAAATAGTGTTTAATGTAAAATGTAATGATGAAGCAATACTACCAATATAATTATAACTGATATTTGCACCCATGATTTTAAGTTTGTGAAAGCATCAAACCATTCTTTTAATTTACCTAACATAGTTGACTCCTTTGTTATTTATCTGAATTAGTTTTTTTGAGTTTGTCAAAACTTCTAATCCCAGCCATGCCTAACATAGCCATAACCAAAGGCATTAAAACAGTCATATCTAAACTTGGCAAGGGTAAAGTTTCAACTTTAAAAACAGCTAAAAAGAAAACAATAAACTGCTTTAAAACAAATTCCCACATTATCGCTAGACTACAACTAATACCAATTAATGGTCTCCACATTCTTTGTAGTGTTCCACCAATCCCTGTAGCTGTAGATTTAGCATCAGCTAAATTTATATCCATTTGTTTTAATTTTAATTGGTTCTCTAACTCTTGTAGTTTTATCTTCGCTTGAGCTTTCTCTTCATCGCTTGTATGTAATTCATCTACGATTTTTCCAACACTACCCACAAGACCACCACTTAATATTTTTTCTAACATTAGATATCCCTCATCCTAGATGATAGTTCGATAATTCTATTTTTAACTCCCTTAAAAGTAGAACGATATAAATTAGAGTCTAAAAGCTCTTCAGCACACAAAACATAATCTTGGTTCTTTAGTGCTTTCTGGGTATTTTTAAATTTAGCCAAGGTTGGATATCCCAGCCAAAACGAAAGATGACAAACTATTTCCCATGCTTCAGGTTCAATAGAAGATGGATTAATAAATTTTTTTGCCTCATTCATAGCAATAGACAAATCTTTCTCAAAGAGAACCATGACCTCTGCATTGGTCAAAGGCTTTTGTCTATTTAAAAGGTGAGACTCAGTTGGAAGAATAAGATGTCCGACTCCAACTGTATATCTAGGTTTTCCATCAATTTTAATACTTTCTTTATCAGCCGAACAAATATAGGGGGTATATTCAATTTTTTCAAACCTTATGATATCCTTTTTTAATCTTTCTAAGTTCATACTAAAACCTCATTCAAAATTTTCGTTATTCTAGTATTATCCTTATAAATGATCAACTCGCACATTTTATTCTCATAAACATATAAAAAACAGACTTTAAGGCGTTTCTGTTCCTCATTAGGGGATCGTCTAATGGTTGTACCCTTTTGGAAGTTAGTTTGCCTTATACTGGCTGTTTTAACGTCAATTAAGAGTATTTCTCCATCCTCAGGGTTAATAGCAATTAGATCAACAGGACTTTGAACGGATTTTTTAGAATAAACAATATAGCCAGCTTTGGTTAAATAATACTCAGCAATTAATTCAGAGCTTACACCCTTTTGTTGTTTTTCATCCATAAGCAAATATTCGTCATTTACCCTGTCTATTATACTTCTTATAGCTCCTTCTTCTATGCTTATTCATAGATGACATTTTCACATTACCTCTGCCGATAGAGGTGCGTTTAGGTTTAGGTTCGTAAACAGAATTTGTGACTTGTGATTTTTTAGCCAACTAAGTCTCTAACTAAGATAATTAAATTAGATAAAACTAAAATACCAACAGACCATAAAACATAATTAATTTTTTTGATATCAGCCTCAATATGTTTTAAATGATTATTTTTAATAATTTCAATATCTTTTTGTATTAAAGATACTTCTTTATCTAACTTATTAATCTTGTCTGCTTGCCTTGGCATTATGTACCTCGTTTAATTTTGCGTCTATAGATATTTTATTAAGTTCATTTAACTTTGTTGTCAAATACATTTTTTTCTCTTCAGGATCAGTAGCAATAAGCAATTTTTTAGTAATGTGCATATTATATTTATTAAGATCAGTAATCTCTTGATCTTTATCTTTTAGGTCTTTCCTGAGTTTTCTATTATCGGATTTAAGGTCTTTATTGAGTTGTCTGTGTTTGTTTAGTTCTTCTTGTATTTCATTAAGATTAGTCATGATTTATTTTATCCCTGCCAATGGATTAGATAAAGACTTTTTTATGTTGTCATCTATCTCTTTTTCAAGGATTTTGAAGTCCTCAGATATCTCTCTTTCATTAGCCTTAACTCTGTCCTCAATATCATTAACTACCTTGTCTATGGCTCTTATATCGGCTTTCATGGTCTTAATATCGTCTCTAAGGTCATTTTTTAGGCTTTGTGCAACATCATTAACCAAACTAACTTCCTCTAATACCATTGATACCTCGGATTTAAGAACTGCTATTTGTTCATCATATTTACTCATGTCAGGGGAAATAAAATCGTTAACTCTTTGTTGAAGTGTCTGGTAATCCTTCCAAAATTCAAATGCACCCCATAATCCACCACCAAGAGTTCCTAATAAAGATATAATTATAAAGAGTTTTCCACCCTTCATAGAAATCCCCTTATATTCTACTTCCATTGTAAATCTACCAATTCATTGTGTCCTAAATCATTATTCATAAACAAATTATACATCAAAATATTATTATCAATTATTTCACCATCTGGCAAAGTTCTATTATCAAAAAATCCTTGTATCTGTGGTAGCTGAGGTTGTTCAAAGAAACTTTTACTATCAGCTAATACCTGCATGACGATTAAAGTCTTTGTTTGATTGTTGGCATCATATTTACCTTTATCACCCATTTTCTTGACTATCTTGTTAGCTTTTTCTTGTTTGGTTTCTTTTACTTCTTCTTTGGGTTCTTCTTTTGTTTCTTCAACAGGCTCATCTACAGGCTCGTCAACCTTTGCAACTTCAACTTCTATGATTTCTTCCATAGGTGCTTCTTCTATTTTTATTTCTTCAATAACAGGTGCTTCTATTTCTGCTTCAATAGTTTCATAAGATATTTCCATTGGCTCAGCTTCTATAGGTTCAAACATAATAAAATCATCTTGTTTAGATACATCATTGAATTTGAATACATCTTCAGCGACATCAATTAATTCTGGTTGGTCTAGGTTTAAAGCAATAAAAGTTTCTATCTTTGTAATTTCTTGCGTAATGATTGTTTCAATAACATTATATAAAACATTAATACTCACATCATCAAATAGAACTCCCACCGCTAGATTAATATCTCTACCCCCTACTTCAATAATAAGATTAGTTATCTTTCCTGAGAAATCAAAATTACCTTGATATTGTTGATATCCACTATTAACACCTGAAGCTGATAAAACATCAGTACCATTAAAGACTTCCGTATTTCCATTTCTACCAATGACTTTCATATAGACGCTATCTTGTTCATCTTGTTTATCTACTTTGATTGTATATTCAGTAGTGCCACCATAATTAATATCTAGTTCTGAAATATCTACTTGCTGATAAAAGGTGGTTAAATTAGCATCTGTAATCTCAGCACATTTATCTGTGCCTAATTCATTACAATAACTACCAGAAGGCATTGAGGCACTACCCTGCCCACCCCAATCAATATCCATATCACCCTCTTTTGATGTAGAAACAAATCCATTACTGCCATCTAATATATCTCCGCTATCTTCATTCGTGACTGTGGTTGTTGTTGTAGTGGTTGTGGTAGTTTCGGTTATATAGATTCCTGTACTATCAGTTTCTTCTTCAATGACTTTTTCTTCAGTAATTATATCTGTCACTAAGGGAGTACATAAACCTATAGTGTCAGTAGAGCAATCTTCAGCTTTAGAATATGAGAAGCAAACCAAGAGCCATAAGACCAAAATTTTTAAGACCATCTATATCTCCTTCTTGCGTTTCTTGTTTAATTGGTTTTGGTTTAATTAAAGCAGTGCTACCTTGAGGAACTTTATCAGGATTTTGTTCCCATTGTTTTAAGGCATCTTCACCTATATCAGACATGTATGGGCAAGGTGTTCCAGACATAATCATAGCATCAAAAACTCTTGCGTCTTGGCATAGAATAGAAACACCTGCAACCTTCATTCCCATTGAGTAAAGACTTCGTGCTAGTTTAATTCTTTCACAATTCATATCTGTAATGGTGACACCTGTACTAAATCCAATCACATTTGATTGAATAGCACCAGATACACCAGATTTACAAATATCACTATTAACTATATTGATTGCAGGGGAATTAGCAGTAGGGGGTGTATTATTAACGACAGTAGAACTAACTGTATTCGTTTCAGCTTTAATATCTGTAAATGTTGCTACAACAGTAAATAGAAACAAAATTGATATTAATAGTTTCACTATATTCTAAGGTCTTAAATCCCACTGTTGGTCAGTTTCATTCCATTGATACATCTCTCCATCAGTAGGATAAGCAATAGGTGCTTCCCAACAACAAGTTGTTTCATTAAGTACCCAAGATGAGAAAGGTTTAGACGCAATAAAAGCATCTCTTGTTTGGTCATAAGTATAACCAATTCCTGCATAATTTTTTCTCATATTGCCATTATAAGATGTTTGTTTCCAAACTGTATCACTACCATATAAATTTTGTAAAAAAGCTATTCCTACACTTTCTGATTCGTTATTATTATCATCAAGACAATCATCATTACCTATTACTAAAACTCTTAAAACTATATTGTTATTATCTAATTCTGCAAAATGTGCCATATTACGCTGTGTATGTTCCCGAAGAATTAAATGTATGATATGTATATCCGCCAGATGATGAAACAGAGCCACCACTTCCTCTTTGTGAACCAGTATATCGTAAAACAACAATTCCTGAACCACCTGAACCTGCAGTGGTATTATCATCACCTGCACCACCTCCGCCTCCACCTGTATTTGCACTACCAGATGTAGGGGTAATATTTGTTGTATATACGGCAGTTCCACCAGAACCACCACCGCCTGAACCTCCTGCTATGGCAGAACTTCCACTAACTCCACCACCAGAACCGCCACCGCCTCTAGCTACTCCATCAAACCATGTTGAACCATCACCACCATGTCCTAATCCATCAGTATCCCCTGCTTCACTTGCACCACCACCACCAGATGCGTATGCACCGCTAGATGTTGATGTACCGCCATCAAAACCTTCTACTGGGGAATAAGAACCTTCATTTCCTGAACCTCCACTTCTTGGACTGCCTGAACCATTACCACCACCTCCAGAGCCACCATCTTGTCCGTCAACAGGGTCATTACTTGGGTGGTTTCCTGCACCACCACCTCCACCTGTTGCTGAATTTGAAAATGCACTAGAATTAGTTCCTTTTACTCCATAAGATTCACTTGAACTTGTAGTATCACCTGCACCACCACCACCGACAGTTATTGTATATCCTGTTCCTATATCTAATGTTGTGCTTAAACTTCTATAACCACCTGCACCTCCGCCACCACCACGAATAATGCTACCGCCTCCACCACCTGCAACAATTAAATATTCAATATTATATTGGGTTGAAACTACTAAAGAATTTTGTCCGAATGCTCTAGTAGCAAAGTTAGATAGAAAAGGCATTAAGCAAATTGTGTTTGAGAACCAAACACAGTAAATGTTGCATCAGCAGTTTTTATTATTGAATAAACATAACTATCAACACTATTTGCATTTCCTTCTGATGGTGCAGTTCCACCTTGATATTTTGGAGTCACTGATGAACCATCAATTTGAAAAACATTATTATAATAGGCAGTACCACCTTGAGTTGATAAAAATACAACAGTCATAGCATCACCAATAGACATAATACTATTTAAAGTAGTGCTACCATCTCCTCTAACATTAAGAGTAAAATTACCTGTTGCATTTGTAGTAAAATATAAAACTGATTGTGTCTTTACATCAAAATTTATTGTTCCTGTTGATGCAGTTGCTGAAACAGTTGCATCTTCAATGATGTGATTACCAATACCTAATTGGTCAGTAGTTAAAGTTCCTGTAATAGTAATATTACCTGTACCTGTAATGTTATTAGAGTTTAAATCTAAATCACCACCAAGCTGAGGTGAAGTGTCGTTTACTAAATCAGCAACAACAGAACTGTCTAACCAATTAACTGTGTTAGCTGAATAGTCAATAGTGGCTAGTGATATATTATCTGAGCCATCATAAAATTTTAAAGTTGGGTTTGTTGCATTAGTTGTATCTAGCCAAATAGTACCTGCTACTGCTCCACTAGGTGTAGAACTGCCTGAATGTGTTGAATTAATAGCTGATAATGCATTGTTTAAATCGCTTCTAAATGCAGGGAAACCCTGATTAGCGATATTCATATCGTGTTGAGCCATTGTTTACCTTTTAATACCCTTTCGCTATATAGTCAAATGTTTTACTTATTGCAGTGCCACCACTGTTTTTAAATGTTATATCAAAACCATTTGTTGATTTACTAGTTATTTCATAAAAATCACCTGTTGCCAACCCTTGTGCTGAAACACCAATCGCAGGTGTTGATATAAACA